GCTCCGCCCTACGCGCCTCGGCTCTTTGCGCTTGGTTTTGCTGCCGCCGTCCAAAAACATCTAGGACGGCGGGAGCAATTTTACCAATTACCGATCCAGCGGCCTTAATAAACGCTGGAATGGCCATTAAAACCGCCCAAGCGTCACGGGCGTTCCAAACATCGGCAGCGCACGAACTGCTTCACGCTGAATGAGAATGTCTGCAAGATATTCAATCTCTTGCTCAGCTGCGGTACCACCCGCAGCCAATACTCGCGCCATTGGCGGAGTATCCTCAATAAACGTCTGGCCCAGCACAGGCGCAGAAGTAAAGTTCTGCGCAAGATGCCACGCAGACAAGGTACCAGTCGCATTCGTCCGGAACCGACCCGTTACCTCGGAATACCGAGTCCGGTATTCATGCCACCGCTCCTGATACCCAAACACATTATCATCGGCCGCGGCACCAGTCGCATAAAGCTCCTTCGAAAGAATAGCCTGCTCACCAAGACCGGCCAACGACGGCCAATAAAAATCATACCGAGTCTTACGGCTAAACGTACGCGGAATGCCCTTATCGTACGATAGCTCAGATCTAACAGACATCAAACCAATCACATAGCCATGCTCCGTAGAAGCATATGAAGCCATATGCTTACCAACAGAGGTCGCAGCAGCACCAAGAACACCAATAGTACCAGCGCCACCAGTGGTCTGCGCCACTGGCGTAATATTCAAAGCACTAGTACCGCCACCGATATACTCCGGCCGCTGCAGCCGAGCATCTGGCGATATCACACCAAAATGTGAACGCACAATCTCAGTATAACGAGTGCCCCCACGCGCATCTCGCTCCAGCAGCTGCTGCACCAAAAACGCCTGCCGAAACGAATTGACAGACGCCTCAGCGTACACCTGCGGATAACCCGCGGCGGTCGCTTTCATCCAATACGGAACCGTCGTACCATCATACGCATTTGCGTACGACGTATTTCCAGGCTGACTAAGCGTATCAATAACAGCTCCAATAGGACCTGTACCAACATTCAAATCAGCAGCCGCAATACCAAGTCCTGACACCGCCGACTGAATCGACGGCGCAGTAAACTTCTGGGGCCACGGTAGCGCACTCGTAAAATAATCCTGACTCTTCGCACGTCGACGAATAGGATAATTTCCGTTAATACCAACAAGATTACCATCGCCAGTATTTAGCACCGGCCCAGCAATCAAATTCTCATCTCGGAACCAATTATCATAAATCAGATTGTACGCCCTAAAAGGAAGGGCGTTAACCTGAATCCCAGCAACAATCTGACCAGACTGAATCGGCAGACCAAAATAATCCCAAATAGTTCCTACATCGAGATCAGCATCATTAACCGGCTGCACCGTTGGAAGACTAAAGTCAATACTCTGCCCGGGGCTAGCCTGCTCGCCCATAAACCGCTTCCAATTCGACCAAACAATACGATTAGGTACAAAGAAAAAGTGCGTATCAATCCGCTGATTATCCATCATCGGAAAATACGGCGTAGCCATACGCACATAAGCCGTGCAATCATACTTCAGATGATCACCCGGCAACACTTCGTCTACCAGAAATGGAATAAGCAAACCCGCGTTAAACGTTGTTTTACGCGTAAAAGTACCTGAAAAACGCGACCGCGGCACATCAGGCCGCTGAATCATCGCACTATCTTGCTGACTCGCAAGTTTCCGGGCTGGCAGCTGAAAAGACATCAGTTCATCACCTCAAGCTTGGCAGCCTCAGCAGCATCTTTCGCCTGCTTCCACTGCGTTCCAGTAAAAATGACCGACGGACACCCGTCAGTAGTAATCTGTCCATTATCTTCAAGGACACCAACAGCCAGCAGCTCATAATCATCAGGATGATTAGCCGGATAGCTTTTCGCATCCGACAATACATCGTGGAAAAAACGAATAGCAGCAGCATCGGCTTTAAACAACCACACCTGCTGCCCAATAGATTCAGCCACCTTGTCCCGAATCGCATACACGATCATTCGTAGCTCCTCCTCGAGGATTGAAGTGACAACCGCGCCTTGGCAACCGCCTCGGACGCGTCCCGCTCGTCCTGCGACTTATACCGCCGGTGACTCCACTTCTCAAACGCTACTTCATCTACCAACGCTGCATCAGCGTTCTTCTTAAACGATTCGTGCAAATATCTAGGAACGGGATACTTCGTCCCGTCCATTACCGCAAATCTGCTCCAACTCTTCCAAAACTTTCGCGCCTCGCCGCCTATACCAGGACGGCGTGACATCAACAAAAACGGCGCTTCTCTACCGTACAACTCTCCCGTGTTTCTGTCAAGTACCTCCCGAAACTCTCCGTGCCAACCTTCCTTCTTGGCACAGTAACCCGCCACATAGCGTATCGCTTGTGGCGTAAGCGTATGGACCCCTACATGACCGTCCTGCCATGCCTTGCTAATAGCAGACTCTGTACGGTCCACACCGTACAAAATAGCATGGTAATGAGGCCGACCACCACGTTCGCCATACTCTCCGCAACCAAAAAATCTGACCTTCTCAGGTGACAAACGCGCTCGTAAACGCTTAAGGTAGCCGGAGAGATGCTCTCTCCTAACGGACCGATACGCGGGCAAATTCTCATCCGAGTATGTAAGCGTAACCCAACACGCTTTCTGATGATCCTGTAACTCCAAAGAGCAACGGATAGCCCACGATCTAGCTCGGTCCATACGACACCCAAGACAGCCACCACACGGCATATCCACCGCTTGCGCATCATCACTCTCGGGTCTCCTCAGGCTCACCTTATCGTCTAAGCGCCACATCCGAAACGGATGATGGCATGCCACCGTTACAGTCTCCACCCGCCGCGCAGCGGGTTTCGAAGGTTGAGCGCCATCGTCTTACCAGCCCGAGACTTAAACTTGCGGGCCGACCGGCCCTTACTCGCTCCCATCCGTCGCATTGCCTTACCCTCTGGTTAAGTGGTGAAAAGCTGTCAGTTAGCACGTATTTATCAAGTATAGTATACGTGCTAACCTGCCGCGCCAGCCTCCGGCTGGCTTGGCACAGGGCTGTCAGGCGTGGAGGGTACCTCCACCCCTGCCATCCCCGTCTTAAGGGCTCCTGAGCCAAATGCGGCCAAAAAAGAGCCCAAATCGGGATAGGCATCCCGAACCTCCGCTGGCGCGGAATCATACCAAAACTGAAAAATCGACCTAGACTGCATCTGAACAGTCAGATCATCATCAAAATTATGCTCCCCGTACCGAACGGGTCGCACCATATAACCATGCTGACGCAAAATGTGATTTACATCACACTCCTGCTTAAACTCCTGCCGCGTCATATCCTCACTACTATCAAAAACTATATCACAATTCACATTCTTAGCCGCAATAGCAGTTAAATCATCAATTGAATAAGCCATTACTTAAACATCCTCAAAAGGGGTAAAAGCTCACGAAAAATCTTCGCTACATTACCACCAGACATATCTAAACGCCTCAAATAATCAGCTTCAAACCTCTGTATCTCAGCTGAAACACCCTGCGCCTTGGCCTGAGCAGCCAACGCAGAATTAGACGCCTGTATGGAATCAGGCGCCATCGCTGCCGCTTGAAACTGAGCATTCACCGATCTAGCCAACGGCGAACTCAAATCCACTTTACTACCACGCGCTATCGCTTGCCACACCATCTGCTCCATCGCCTGACGATCAGCCACCAAATTCGCAACTTTCGCATCAGCTGACGCCTTCGACGTCACCGCTTGCTGCGTTCTCAGTTGCTCTTGCACAATCTGCAATTGGGCTGAAGCCGCCCTAGCGGCTTGAGCAGATGACACAGCACCCCCTAACTCATTCCCCTGAGCGGCCTGCTGACCACCTGGGGAAGAAGCCTGATATCCATACGCCAACGCGGGATTCAAACCCGCTGCTTCAAAATCCGCACGGGCACGCTGCGCGGCCGTGCTAGACATTCTCTCACTAAACTGCTCCGCCCTACGCGCCTCGGCTCTTTGCGCTTGGTTTTGCTGCCGCCGTCCAAAAACATCTAGGACGGCGGGAGCAATTTTACCAATTACCGATCCAGCGGCCTTAATAAACGCTGGAAT